AGCCATCGAGATAATGCAGGAGTACGACAAATGCAAGTAAATAACTGGATTCCAATGACTGAAGATGATTGGGACTGGGTAAACGGTAAGACCCCACAACCAGTTAAATCGTAGAAACTTTAGGGAGTCTTCGGATTCCCTAAATAATTTCTATGATGAAAGCAAAACTATCACCTAACTTAATCTCATTCGTGACTGTCCGCAGAGGAGAATGGATACTAAAAGTTTCTGTCTATAAAAATAGACAGATTATGGTCATTGCACATCATTGTTATGAGTTAGAGAAATTGATTATTCGTTATTTTAATGATCAAAATTCAGCTGCAGATTTTATTGAACTACTTGTTATAGAGGATTAATATGGAAAAAGTTAAAGTATTTAAATTGATTAATGGTGAAGAAATTATTGCTGAAGTCTTCAATAATTTTGCAGATCACTTCGAATTAAAAACACCTGCACAAATTGTCATGCAACAGACAAAAGAAGGTGTTGGTGTAGCAATGGCACCATACATGCCGTATGCAACAGGAAATATCGAATTACAGAAACACGCTATTGCAAGTTCTGGCACTCCTGACGTAAAGATGGAGAATGAATACAGCCGATTATTTGGATCTGGTATCCAGATCGCTTCAGCTGGCTCTGTTCCTACCTTCTAGGACAGCCTATAAAACCCCTCGAAACCCTCTCTCGTAGAGGGTTTTTGCCATTCTAAACCCTTGTATCTACAGGGGTTGTAATCCCCTCAGACTCGTAGGGTTATTTGCAAATAGTTGTTGTCTTTAATTCCGATTTAGGGCATAATAGTTATATTATGATGAGAAAAGGAAATAAATTGATGTTAAAAAATGCTCGATTGGCTACTGTTGGTGATGTGATTCGCTCTTATGATTTCAAACCGATGGTTGGTCGTGAAGACTGTTTCGTTGAAGGTGAAGTTGTCGATGCCAAAAACACTGAACATGGTTTCGATGCGTTTAAGATTCTTGTGTCAAAAGAAATTTTTGGTGGTGAGAAAGTTACTGACCACTTAGTTGGAAAGTTTGTTTACGTACCACATGAAGTTAGTTTCATGGAATACGATGGTCGCATTATCAACTTGTCGAAGTAATTGAGAGGAAAATATATTATGGAAAAGAAACAGATCGTTGCAACAATTTACAATAAACCTGTGATGACAAAAGCTGAGGCACGTGCTGAAGGTGAGAAAGCGATGCAACTCTTTTTGAAGAAGGGTGGAGTCGTGCAGGTGGATGAGAAGAAACGTAAAGCACCTAAGACTAAAATGTCTGGCAAGTCTTCACGTGGCTTTATGGGTGGCACTGGTGGATTCGCCACTGGTTATCCTCGCAGGACTTTTGTTTAATTGACAGGATCTATATTATGAAACTACATATCATCACGCAGTACATGGAGAACTATGGTGCTCATGATTGGGATGGCGAAGGTGAGTGTCCTCAGTATTGGAAGATGAAGGGCGGAGAAGATTACTTCATTCTTAACGTGGATGAAACTGAAGTTGACTCTGCTGTTGCTCAGGTTCGTGGTGATATCGAGTGGAATGATATTGGCAGTCGCCAGTATATTATCGGTTATGGTCTTGTTGCCGATAACTTCATGACTGAGTTTGAGATTAGTCAGCTGGAGTACGATGGCAAGATTGCTTATCCTGCAAAGGTATTGGAGTTTGTATGATTCTCGCCAGAGAAACTACTAAGTGGGATTCTGAACTTCAACCTAACCATACATATCTAATGTCAGATGGTATGACTAAGATTTATGGTTACTTCAAGTTCCACAACCCAAAAGAGTTTACAAAGTTTAAGAATTTTATTCGATTCGATAAACGATACAGAACATTTAAGATTATTCAAAAAGGATTGAAAGACGTATGAACATTAATGCCTTCCTAAACGATCTCGCTGCAAACCCATCACGTAACTACAAGATTGAGCAGTTGGAGAAACATGTCAACAACGAGACTCTCCGTGAGGTTGTTCGTTTGGCACTATGTCCATTCACTCAGTTCTATCAGCGTAAGATTCCAAAGTATACTTGCGATGGTACTAATGCGAACATTGAATCAATCCTCCCTGCTCTGTATGACTTGTCGTCACGTGAGGTGACTGGCAACGCAGCAATTGAGTATCTGCGTATGCTTCTCTCATCTTTGAATGAAGACGATGCAAAAGTCTTGGAGAGAATCATTGACAAGAGTCTTGATTGTGGTGTTCAAGTATCGACTGCCAATGCAGTTTGGTCTGGTCTGATTCGAGAGTATCCTGTGATGCTTTGCTCACAGTTCGAACAGAAACTTGTGGACAAGATTAAGTTCCCAGCCTATGCTCAAATGAAGATGGATGGTATGCGATTCAATGCCATTGTTCGTGATGGTAAGGTTGAGTATCGTAGTCGCAATGGCAAAGAGATTCAGTTGTTGGGTAATCTTGATGAACAATTCATCGCAATGGCAGGAGAAGTCGATTGTGTGTTCGATGGAGAGTTGCTTGTCATGCTTCCAGGTGATCATCAATTCGCAGATCGTCAGACAGGAAATGGTATTCTGAACAAAGCAAACAAGGGTACAATCTCTGCTGAAGAAGCTGCAATGGTTCATGCGTCTGTTTGGGATCTTATTCCTTATGCTTACTTTACAGATGGTCATTGTCCAGTTTCATATTCAAAACGATTCTCTAGTCTAGAACAATTGATTCAGAAACAGAGTACTGACAACAAACGAGTTTGGTTGGTGTCCAGTCAGATTGTGCAAACGATTGAAGAAGCACAAGAGATGTTCCAAGAGTATTTGTCTTTGGGTTATGAAGGTATCATTCTCAAAGATGGTTCAGGTGTTTGGGAAGACAAACGTGCAAAGCACCAGATTAAATTTAAAGGTGAGTTGGAATGCGATCTTAAGATTGTTGCAGTTGAAGAGGGGTCTGGTAAGTATGCAGGAATGCTCGGTGCAATGATTTGCGAATCTTCGGATGGAGTTGTAAAGGTATCTGTTGGCTCTGGCTTGAATGACGAGCATCGAATCAATCTCTGGCATATCAAGCAAGAAATACTTGACAAAATCGTAGCTGTGAAGTATAATACTAGAATCAAAAACAAACAAGGTGAAGAGAGTCTATTTCTTCCAATCTTTGTAGAACTTCGTGATGATAAAGATGTTGCAGATTCTTCTAAGGACATTAAATGATACTTGAACTTTCCACTTCAAAGAAACGATTATTCAATCCAAAAAGTAAAAAGGATATCTCAGCCTACAAAAACTTTTTGCTGACTAATGGTTGGGGTGAGGGTGGTTGTCCGTTCTTTTTGGTCTTTCCATACTCAACTGTTCCTCACATGATTCAAGATAAAATTATACACAATGTATTAGGAGTAAAGAATGACAAAAGTCGCTATTAATTCTTGCTGGGGTGGCTTTGGTATCTCAGATGAAGCATTCGAGAAATTACTCGAGCGTAAGGGTATTGCTTTTGATAAAGTAGAGAATGAATCTAAACTTATGGGTGCGACTTATTACCAAGCAGGACATGCTGGTGATGATGACTATTACATTAGTAATTATGATTACTATGAGAATCGTTCAGATCCAGATCTGATTGCAGTGATTGAAGAGATGGGACAGGCATCATGGGGTTGGGCAGCAGAAATTACCATCATTGAGATTCCAGATGATGTCAAATGGCACATTCATGAGTATGATGGAATGGAACATGTCGCAGAAGACCACAGGACTTGGAGTTAATTATGGATGAACTAGAAGAGCAGTTTGCCAAGAAAATGGCAGAGAAGTATCCTCGATACTTTGGTGAGGGAAAACGATATGGTGGATTCGCCATCGGTGCTGGATGGTATTTTATCATCGAAACTCTGATTGCAGAGGTTGATCATTATACTAAATGGCGACGCAACATGCGTGCCAATGACTTGCGTAAACAACGTGCCAAAGATAAAGGTATGGAAGCACTGATTCAATTCATGGTTGGTAAGAAAGGACGAGAGCCATCTGACTGGGATATTGAACGAGCAGAAGAAGCCATGCAGAATGATATTGATATTACTCCAAAGGTTGAGTGGATTCACATTGAGCAAATCAAAGAGAAGTTTGGTGGACTTCGTTTCTATTATCAAGGTGGTAATGATGAGATCTCTGGTATGGTAAGAATGGCAGAACTGTGGGCTGGTCGTTCTTGTGAGACATGTGGTAACAAAGGTGAACGTCGCAGTGGTGGATGGATTCGAAATCTATGCGACTTCCATGAAAACTTATATCAATCAAGGAAGAATAATGAGTAAATTTGTATTGGTTGAAACGATATCTCAATACCGTATGCGTTATGTGATTGAGGTTCCTGACAATCATAATGATGGTGAGTGTCCATGTACTGCCGTTCAGTGGGCAGAAGATACGGTAACCATGGAAGAAATGAAAGAGTTTTCTCAGAAGTGGATCGGTGAAACTATTCTTAGCTCACGTGAGATTTCTAAGAAAGAAATTATCCCATTGTGTGATGAGGATAATGTATATCTAAAGAGTTGGACTGATAAACAGAAGATGAATTTGGTCACACCAGTTGGTTATAAATCAGAGGATTAATAATGTTTGTATTTGACGTAGAAACTTTGGGTGTTGAATCGACTGCTGTAGTTTTATCTGCAGCAATGGTTCACTTTGACCCAGAGAAACGACCAACATATCAAGACTTGCTGGACAATGCATGTTTTGTAAAGTTTGATGTTAAAGAACAATTGTCAGTTGGTCGTTCATCTTCTAAATCTACTTTGGAGTGGTGGAAGTCACAACACGAATATGTTCGCAAAGTTTCGTTAGATCCATCACGTGAAGACATGACTGTGGAAAATGGAATGCAAAAGTTCTATGATTACATGGCTAAGTTTACAAATGCAAAACAACAAACAATGTGGGCACGTGGTTCATTAGACCAGATGGCAATTGATTCCTTGGCAGTTAAATTTGGCTTGGAAGAAATTACAGGGTATAATATGTGGAGAGATGTCAGAACTGCAGTCGATATTCTCTACGGAACTACAAACGGATATGTTGAAGTTGTGCATCCACTCTTTGAACGACACAACGTAATTAAACATCATCCTGTTCACGACTGTGCACTTGACGCAATGCAACTAATGTATGGAAAGACTTAATGGAATTTTACACATCAGCCCACGTATGGGGTGACAAGATCCTCGTTCGAGGTTACGATAAAGGCAGGCAATATCAGCGTAAGGTAGATTTCTATCCTACGCTGTATGTCACTTCTAACAAGTCTTCTGATTGGAAGACATTGGAAGGTACTTTCGTAGATGAAATTAAACCTGGAAGTATCAAAGAAACAAAAGACTTTGTTAAACGATACGAGGATGTCGAAGGGTTTCCTGTTTACGGTAATACCAATTACGCATATCAATATATCAGCGACACCTACGAAGACGATGTCAATTGGGATATGGAACAAGTCAAAGTATTCACCATTGACATTGAGACTGAAACTGAGAATGGATTCCCTGATATCAAAACTGCCAATGAGCAGATTCTACTAATCACAATCAAAGATCTCCAGACAAAGAGTATCATCACCTTTGGTTCAAAAGAGTTTCATACAGATCGTAAAGATGTTAAGTATGTTCGTTGCAATGACGAACTTCATTTGCTTAAAGAGTTTATGATTTTCTGGCAACAGAATTATCCAGACTGTATCACTGGTTGGAATACTGACTTCTTCGATATGCCGTATTTGATTCGTAGGATCTCTCGTGAGTTGGGTGATACATTCGCCAACAAGATTAGTCCATGGGGTAATGTTCTTGAACGCAAGACATTCATCAAAGGTAATGAAGAGATTCACTATGACATCATGGGTATCAATCAGCTTGACTACCTAGAACTCTACAAGAAATACACATACACAAAACAGGAATCATATCGTCTGGATTACATCGCACAAGAAGAACTCGGCGACAAGAAGAAAGAGAATCCTGGAGTTGACTTCAAAGACTTCTACACAAACTACTGGCAACAGTTCGTTGAGTATAACATTCATGACGTAGAGTTGGTTGATCAGTTAGAAGATAAGATGCGTCTGCTTGAACTGCATCTGACCATGGCATACAATGCCAAGATTAATCCTGAAGATGTTTACTCACAGGTTCGTATGTGGGATACTATCATCTACAATCACCTGCGTAAGAAAGGTATTGTGATTCCAGCGAAGTCTTTCTCTGGTAAAGATGCTCAGTTCGAAGGTGCTTTCGTTAAGGATCCAATCATCGGACTTCACAAGTGGATGGCATCCTTTGACTTGAACTCTCTGTATCCTCACTTGATTATGCAGTATAACATCAGTCCTGAAACTCTCACAAGCGAGAAGATTTCTGTCACTGTTGACAAGCTACTCAATCAAGAGATTGATACTTCATATGCAAAGCGTAGAGATTTGGCATTGACTGCCAATGGCTGGACGTATCGTAAAGACGTCAAAGGTTTTATGCCTGAGTTGATGGAACAGATGTATGCGAATCGTTCCAAGTTTAAGAAGCAGATGTTGAAGGTTGAACAAGAGTATCAAAACGACAAGACCAAAAAGCACCTGTTGAAAGATATCTCTCGTCTCAATAACCTGCAGATGGCGATGAAGATTGCTTTGAACTCTGCTTACGGTGCGATGGGTAATCAGTACTTCCGTTACTTTGATATTCGTATGGCTGAAGGTATTACGACTTCTGGTCAGTTGTCAATTCGTTGGATGGCGAACAAGCTGAATGCATTCCTCAACAAAACTCTCAAGACAGAGGGTAAAGACTTCGTTGTTGCGATTGACACTGACTCAATCTATCTTACGTTGGAAGATCTCGTTGAGAAAGTCTGTGCTGGAAAGTCCACTGAAGATAAAATCAAATTCATGGACAAGATATGTGAAGATGTTTTTCAGCCATTTATTGACTCAGGTTATCAAGAACTAGCCGAGTACATGAATGCATATTCTCAGAAGATGGTAATGAAGCGAGAAGTTCTGGCTGACAAAGGTATCTGGACTGCCAAGAAACGCTATGTTCTAAACGTGCATAACTCTGAGGGTGTTCAGTTCGCAAAACCTAAAGTCAAGGTGATGGGTCTTGAGATGGTCAAGTCATCTACACCTGCAGTGATTCGTGACAAACTAAAAGAGTCCATTGATGTGATTCTACTTGGCGATCAAAAATTGCTACATAAGTATGTCATGGACTTTAAGAAAGAGTTCGAGAATCTACCTGTCGCAGAGATTGCATTCCCTCGTGGTGTTAATGGTATCAAACAGTATGCTGGTTCGCCAGTGTATGCCAAAGGAACACCGATTCATGTTCGTGGTGCTTTGTTGTTCAATCATCACTGCAAACGATTTGGTATTGAGAAACGATATCAACCTATTCGTGATGGTGACAAGATTAAATTCGTTTATGTCAAGACTCCAAATCCACTTCAAGAAGATGTCATTGCATTCCCTCAAGTTCTTCCAAAAGAGTTTGGATTGGACTCATACATAGATTATGACAAACAGTTTGAGAAAGTATTCTTGGATGCCCTACAGATTGTTATTGAACCACTAGGTTGGAAGACTCAAGAAGAAAGTTCACTGGAGGATTTCTTTGGCTAACATAAGAGTTATCAAACGAGGTATCAATGTATCAAAGATCCTCAAACAATTGCATCAGAATCCAAGTGATTGGGGTGCACAAAAAGAGATTGAAGGAGTCCACGATCTCGTAAACGAGTATGGATTTCCTGCAGTACAAGCGGGTGTTCTACAACTAAAGATGGGTGCTGTAAAAGACCTAAATCAATATGTAGGTGACAGTGAACTATCAGTTGAAACACCAGCTTACAAACGACACACAGAAATTGTAGGATTCTTGAAACGCAACTTTAAGAAATTCGACAGATGTGGCTTTCTTTCTTTGCCAGTTGGTGGTGAAGTTGGACAGCATATTGATATTGGAAACTACTATCAAACAAGAGACAGATATCACCTTGCAATACAAGGAACATATGACTATACAGTAGGAGGAGAAACTGTAAGAGTTGAGGTTGGAGATTTGATTTGGTTTAACAATAAGTTGTCACACGGAACAAAGAATGTTGGAGATGTAGTAAGAATTACATTTGTGTTCGATGTTCCACATAGCAAGAACAATCCATAATTGTCTTGCAATAACAGATACTGTATAATACTAATATTACGTAAAGGATAAACGCTATGAGCATTCTAGATAAAATCAAAAAAAATAGTACGATTAAAGAGTCTGCTATTCTCTCTGAATCAAAGTTCTTCAAAAAGAAAGACATGATTCCCACTTCAGTTCCTATCATTAACGTGGCTTTATCTGGTCGCTTGGATGGTGGTTTGACTCCAGGTATTACAATGTGGGCTGGTCCAAGTAAACACTTCAAGACAGCATTCTCATTGTTAATGGCTAAGTCTTATTTGGACAAGTATGAAGATGCAGCCTTGTTGTTCTATGATTCAGAGTTCGGCACTCCACAGTCTTACTTCGATACATTCGGTATTGATACTAGCCGAGTTGTTCATACTCCACTCACTGACGTTGAACAGTTGAAGTTTGATATCATGCAACAACTACAAAACGTAGATCGTGGTGACCATTTGATTATCGTCATTGACTCAATCGGTAATCTGGCTTCTAAGAAAGAAGTTGAAGATGCATTGGAAGGTAAGTCTGCAGCAGATATGACTCGTGCAAAGCAGATGAAGTCATTGTTCCGTATGGTCACTCCACACTTGAACCTCAAAGACATTCCAATGGTAGTTGTGAATCATACCTACATGGAAATTGGTATGTTCCCTAAAGCAATCGTTGGTGGTGGTACTGGTGCTATGTACTCAGCTGATAACGTATACATCCTTGGTCGCCAGCAAGAAAAAGAAGGCACTGAGATTGTTGGTTACAATTTTATTATCAACGTAGAGAAAAGTCGTTATGTCAAAGAAAAATCTAAGATACCTGTTAGCGTATCTTTTGATGGTGGTCTTAGTAAGTGGTCTGGTCTACTTGACCTTGCTCTTGAGTCCAAGCATGTGGTCAAGCCAAGCAACGGATGGTATTCCAAATGTGACCCTGAGACTGGCGAGGTAGAAGATAAGAAGTATCGTCTAAAAGAAACAGACTCAAAAGATTTCTGGTTGTCAATTCTTACAAGCAAATCATTCTATGATTTTGTAAAGAGCAAGTATTCAATTGGTCAAGGTGGTCAAATGATGCAAGAAGATGAACTTGACAAAGCATTAGAGGAATTAGAATTCGATGAGTAATCCACGATACGTTGTGGTGGAGTCCAAACAAGATGGACTCCAAGCAATAAAGTTGACAGAAGGTGCTTTTGAAGGTATAATCTATACTTACGGTAAAGTTGAATTCGATGAAGATGAAGCCAATGATAAGATTCATCTTCGTTTCGAATATGACATCCTTGATTATAATGATAAAGGTTTAACTGATAAAGCACCATTCGAACAATACATTGGAGATATTCTACAAGAGTTAATCCATGAGGGTATTGAACGAAATAATTTGACATACACAGGCGGAGTTGATGAGAATAGAACAAAAGATTCTGAGCAATCTGATTCATGATGAGCAGTACTGCCGTAAGGTAATCCCATTTATCAAACGAGAATATTTCTCGGATAAAAAAGAAGCAATCCTAGCAACTGAACTTGTAGACTTCTTCAGCAAGTACAACAAACCAGCAACAAAAGAAATCCTTGCGATTGAAGTTTCGAATCGTAAGGATCTCACAGATAAAGAACTAACTGAACTAACTGATTACATTAACACAATGTCTCATGAACCAGTCAATGAAGACTGGATGCTTGAGAACACTGAGAAGTTTTGTAAGGATCGTGCCGTTTACAATGCCATCTTGGGTTCGATTAAAATCATTGATGGTAATGATAAGGTAAATTCTAAAGATGCGATCCCTTCTATTCTATCTGACGCACTGGCTGTTTCTTTCGATAATCACATTGGTCATGACTACATCGATGACCATAATGCGAGGTATGATTTTTATCACAGGGTTGAAGAGAAGATTCCTTTCGACCTTGACATGTTCAACAAAATCACCAAAGGTGGACTCTCAAAGAAAACTCTAAACATTGCACTTGCTGGCACTGGTGTTGGTAAGTCATTATTCATGTGTCACATGGCTGCAGGAGTTTTGACACAGGGTAAAAATGCCTTATACATAACTATGGAAATGGCAGAAGAACGAATCGCTGAACGTGTTGATGCGAATCTATTAAACCTGACCATGGACGAGTTGAAGGTTATTGATAGAGATATTTACGAAACTAGAATTGATAAGATCGCCAAAAAGAGTACAGGTAAGTTTATCATCAAAGAGTATCCAACTGCAGGTGCTCATGCTGGTCACTTCCGTGCTTTGTTGGAAGAATTGAAATTAAAGAAAGAGTTTAAACCTGACATTATCTTCATTGACTATCTAAACATTTGTGCGAGTCAGCGAATGAAACAGGGTGGAAGTATTAACTCTTATACATATATCAAGAGCATTGCTGAAGAGTTGCGTGGTCTGGCAGTTGAATATAATGTTCCAATTGTATCTGCCACTCAAACTACTCGTGGTGGTTTCACAAACAGCGATCCAGGACTTGAAGATACATCTGAATCTTTTGGTCTGCCTGCAACTGCTGACTTTATGTTTGCTTTGGTCAGCAACGAAGAACTTGAAGGGTTGAATCAGATTATCGTTAAACAATTGAAGAATCGTTATAACGACCCAAGTTTCTACAAGAGATTCGTGATTGGTATTGATAGAGCAAAGATGAAACTCTATGACGTGGAAGCGTCTGCTCAAGTTGGATTGTCTGACTCTGGACAAGATAAAGATGATGGTCCAGTGTTTGACAAATCTGCTTTTGGCAAACGCATACATAGTACAGAGAGTTTTAATGGATTCAAGTTTTAGGAGAGAAAAATGGTTAAGGTAATCGTAGCTGATAAAAAATATGATTGTTCACATTTGCTTGGGCAATTTGTGGATGAGTCACATTATGATTTTCTGATTGAAGAAGATTGTGATGTATACATGCCAGCGAATTGCGATTTAGCGACACAAGCTGATTGTGACCAAGATTGTTCATCATGCGAGACAGGTGCAGACGAACAGAGGATTGTTCTAAAGTTCCGCAAGAACTACTTCACTAAAGAGCAACAAGACCAAGCGTACATTGGTCTGCGTGAAGCTGCAACTGAGACACAGAATCGTGGACTTGCAGCTGGACCACGTGCAGAGAAATTAGGTAATCGTGAATGGGTTACTGAATATGAGTATGATGTTTTGGACTACTTTATTAATCCAGGTGCAAACCTATTTGGTGCAGATCCAATTGAAGAGATTCGTGCAGCACATAAGAATAAAAAGCCATCGCCATCTAATCGTAATAACGTCTGGGGTATCTCTGCAGTTAAGAAAGACAATTTCGTATTCGAAGAATGGGTTGAAGCCACTAAGAATCTTTCAGAAGCAGAAATGATTGCTGAAGCGAATCGTGTGATTAAGAAATATGTATGTGCCACAACCTATGCCAATGGTGTTATGTCTGGTATTGCTGGCTGGTACGATCGTTATCCACGTATCCCATTCGGTCGTGCAACTTCATACACTGCTCGTGAACCAGAGAAGTTCGCTATGGCATATCCATTCTTACAAACTTTGGCTAAAGGTTTCAAAGAATTGTTGCCATGGAGATACAATAATCAAATGGAAGCTGCAAAGAAACTTGATCCAAGATTCTTAGTTCCAGAAACTCCATTCACTACAATTACTGTGAATAAGACTTTCCGTACTGCTGCACACTACGATGCTGGTGACTTGACTTCTGGTCTATCCAATCTTCTTGTGTTATCAAACAATGGTAATTACACTGGTGGATATTTGATTGCACCTGAGTATCGTGTCGCAGTGAATGTCCGTCCAGGAGATTTGCTATTGATTAATAACCACGAAGTTATGCACGGTAATACTCCAATTGTTCTTGGTGACGAAGAAGCAGAGCGTATCAGTCTTGTTTGCTACTTCCGTGAGAAGATGCTTGAGTTGGGTTCCAAAGAATACGAAGACACTCGTTATGATTTTGTAGAGCATCGTAAAAACGATAAAGAGCATCCTGAGCAACGTCCACTTTGGAATGGTGTTTCTGCAGGTATGTGGGAATCTAAAGAGTGGTATGACTTCTGTGAGAAGAAACTTGGTCGTGATGAACTACTAAAGTATCATCCAGAAGCTGCAGCACAACAATCACTTGAGGAGTTCTTTGGATAATGTGTAGCGTAATTGGTGCGATTATTAAAGAACCTCGAGCAGAGGATTTGCTAATGCTACAACGTGTGTTCCTTGAGTCTAAGATTCGAGGGATGCACGCTACAGGAATCTCATATGTTAAGAATAGAGAAATTGTTACTGACAAGCGTCCAGTACCTGCTGATCAATTTCCTTTTAATTTTGCAGAATACATTAATGAAGATGGGAATCTATACCTCGTGGGTCACTGTCGTTATAGCACTTCTGATCTTGAGTATAATCAGCCAATCGCTAATGATAATCTTTCCGTAGTCCACAATGGTGTTATCACTCAAGAGTTACCAGAGAGATGGAAAGAGTTGTATGGTTATGATTGCGAAACCAAAAACGATACAGAACTAATCCTACACACTGCAGAAGATTGCATCTCACCACTATTGCGTTGGAAAGATTCCAGTCTTGCAGTTTGTGAGTTGCATGTTGATAAAGTTCTAAGAGTATATCGTAATGGTAAGCGTCCATTATATTTGACAAATATCTCAAATGGTTGTATAATTACTTCTACCTCGGATGTTCCGTTGCGTGCAGAAGTTCCAGGAAAACCTATTAATATATTAATGAATCATTACATTACATTTGATGAACATCTTGCAATGACTATTGAAAAAGAAAACATTGAGGATGCCGTGGATTACCAATATGAACTTTGTTAATTCTACAAAAGTAGAAGACATTATTAAAAACTCACCAGCTGGTAAGAACACCAAGTTCTTATCGGCTGCACATTCATTGTGGTATCGCTTTCATAACTATGACAAAGCACCTCCATTGGCATATGAGGTTAATGGTGAAGTCGTTTGTTTAATCTTTGCCACTCACAATAGAGATGGTTACGCTAATTTGTATGAGATCGTAACACTTGAAGGTAAAGAAGGAAATGGCTACGCATCGAAGTGCTGGGATGCTTGGATTAAGTATGCAGTTGAAGAACGTAAGTCACAACGTCTTAAGATCTCTTGCACTCCATCCAGTGTTACATGGCACTACAAGAATGGTCTTATTTGGTGGGCAGTAGATCCAACAGGTTCACTTCGTTCAGACCAACCATTATTCCCGACTCGTGCAGAACAGATAGCATATCGTGACTTTGCTATTGTCAATCCACTACAAGCACTTCCACCTTACAAAGCCAGAGAACAATTCCGTGCTGAAGGTTTGGATAGTTATGAGTGGGGAGAAAAGAAGAAAGCGAAAACTCAAACAGCAATTGATGCAGTCGGTAAAGCATGGTTGCGTGATGCATTAATGGAACAACCCTCACTTGAAGAATTTTTAGTATAATGGATTATCGCTTAGAACAAAATCGTAGGGAAGCGTTCATTCGTTGGTATGCATGGTCATTAAAGTATGATGACTGCGATCCAGCAGTATGGGCAACGAACTATCTCAATAAACGATACGAACATAATGATGAGCAGAAACTTTGGTTGTGCTGGTTATATGGTAACACATATCAACTCCCAACTGCATGGGTATTGATGAACGAGTTTCCAGACTTTGAACTTGCCACAGTGGACAGAACCACTCAATGGAATACAACCAACTACAAACGACTACGTTATCAAACTGACACAAAATGGAACAAGGGACATCTTCCAACCATGTTCGCATCGTATCAACAATTCATTGGTGGAAGAACACAACGAGAGAAATTGGAAAGTTACTATGGAGACACTGAGGAAGCAAACTTTGATAACTTGTGGCAAAGCGTTAAGTCTGGCTTGCATAAGTTTGGTCGTTACAGTACTTGGTTTTATCTTCAGCATCTTAAGCATACCGCTAATATTCGGATCAATCCTACTTCTCTCATGTTGGACGATTATGATGGCTCTCGCTCTCATCGTAATGGATTACTTTATGCCCTCGGACAAGAAGACAGTGTGGATAGAAAACTCACTGCATCGGAGTATGGAGATCTTGAGTCACAAGCCAAAGAGATTCTTGCAGAGACGAAGGCGAGATTTCCAGAACTCGCATCGAGTATAGATTACTTTACAATGGAAACCTGTCTGTGTTCTTTCAAGAAAATCTTTAGAGAGAATCATGGAAGGTATCTTGGATACTATCTTGACAGACAAGCAGAAGAAATAACTAAAGCTGAGTCCGATGGATGGTATGGTATTGACTGGAATGTTTTATGGCAAGCCAGAGAAGAAACAATTGATTTACGTTTAGACCACAAACGTGGTATTGACAAAGAAAGATTTTCAAGTTTTGTAAGAACAGGTCGTCTAGAAAATCTAGAGTGGCTGTTCGATGATGAAGAACCTATATTAACTGGACTGGAGATGTTCGCATGAGTATGATTACTACTTCTATTTCTGCACCTATTGATTCACTGACTGTTGGAACTATTACAACTAGCAGTGCAAATTATGGGACAATAACTATATCACCAACTCCTGTAGAAGATTTGATGGAACGACATGAGTTAAATCTTCTAACTGTTGAGCATAAAGTTACAGAGTTTGAGTTGATGAAACTTAAAGATACTGTTCCAACCTATGCAGACGAGATTAAAGAGAACTTGTCTCGCAATCTTGCAAGAGAGATAATTAAGAAAACATCCTTCACTAAGAAGAAAGATGTCGATGCAGATGTTCATCACTTCATTGGTCGTGTATGGGTATTTACAGAAGATGAACTAAAGAAATTACTCGAGGAAGCAAAGCGTGTTTAATGATAAACTTGGTGTCTCAGATACCATTACTATTCAGAAAGTGACTAAACCTATGAAGACTAGAAAATTGATTGCCGTAGGTGGTCAACCTGGAACTGGTAAAACTACTCTATTCCGTAAGTTTATGGAAGACAAGAAGTGGATCGAATGCGAACCAGCTAAGTTGGTATCGGCTATGTATAATGAAGAGATGGATCTCTACATTCTAGGCAAGTATCAAGAGGGTGAAACCTTTGCTGGAACAGATCGTCTATCCATGGCAGTCCAACCAGAACTTCAGAAGTGGATTCAAACTAACAATTCCAACATCCTTTTCGAGGGTGACAGAGTCTTCAATCAGTCTTTCCTAGAGTTCGCTATGGGTCTTCCTCATACCGACCTACAGATTGTCTATTTGAAAGCACCTAAAGAGATCCTAGAACAGCGTTATGTGGATCGTGGTTCAGACCAGTCTGAGCAATTCCTAAGAGGGCGAGAGACTAAATATAGTAATCTGTTATCTAATTTCGAGTTGATGTCCTATATTACTGAGTTTGCAAATACTAACTTAGAGGAGCAATCGAAAGTCCTTGCATTTCTGGATAAACATCTGGGGTAAACTTGCAAGACTTTCTAGGTATGTATGAAATTCCTAGAAGAAGCAAATTTCGACTGGATGGAGATGCTCAATTTCTACGAGCGTCCATTTAGGGCTAAACTCATCCCTTCAAAAGTTTGGAAAGACTTAGATCATTATAAAAATGATTCAAAGGGTCTTTCTAATTACTTTAAGAAGTGGAGAACCAGAATCAACTTCAAGAAAACTCCATCTAAAGCTAAGTTTTACGAAACATACATAGCTGTCGGTGGAGAATATTCCCCAGACGATCGTCAGATCGATCTTCATATCTACACATTAAACTACGATAATTTTAAATTTACTGAGGCATCTTGGAATAGGTTTAAGTTTAAACTAATCCAAGTCCAAATGCACGAACTCGTTCACTTCATGCAGTACGATCGCAGATCAGACGAGTGGAGCAACTACGTGGTTCCATACAAGCGTGCAGGTAAAATAAAAATAGACAAAGAGAGAAAGTATCTCTCTGAGTTTGATGAAATTCAAGCGTATGCACATTGTGTTTATCTAGACTTTAAAGTTAGAAGACCAAACATAGATTTACAGACACTACTAACTCGTGCCAAAACCCACAGAGATTCATCCACTCTACACTACTTCCTAAAAACTTTCAATTACGACTACAAGAACAATGTAGCTATTCCTAAGATTATGCAACAGATCGTTAAATGGGATCGTAAATACGAAAGAACTATCAGGGCATCCAGAAGACCTAAATAATAAATCGTAACTCCTAGTTGGTTTATTATGGCTACTGCCAATACCGTATTATCAGACATAAATGAGATTTATACTGGCTATGTTTTGGCTGGTAATAAATGGTTTGATACATCAGCAAAGAATCAATACAATGCTCGTGTAAAACAAGCACAGCCTGACGAGGTAGCAGACGCTGAAGGTAAGGCAATTGCCATGGCTGCAGAGTTTAAAAAGTGGGCAAAGGCTAACGGATATAGCAGTACAATTAAACAAGTCTGGTGGACTGCAAGACCTGGATCTATGTCTTCAGCTGTCGGTCGAGAAGTAGACCAAAAGAAAAACCCAACTGACATTTTAGTTAAGTTCACTAGTGGTCCAGCCGATGGGTTTCTTGGTCTGTCTGCCAAAGCCACGCAAGGTAAAGGTGACATTGGATTTAAGAATCCAGGTGTTGGAACTATTGATAGAAGTCTAACATTAAACCTTGCTGACTTATATAAAAAGAAACTAGACGAGACGATAAAGAGATACAGATTACCAGTTGGAGCAACAGAGAGAAAACTATACATTCGATCTAATCCAAAGGTAAAAGTAACAACAGAAGAACTCGGTGTAGATCTTTTAGCAGAGATGAGAGATCTCCTGTTGATAAGATTAGTAAAGATGAAGCAACCTGAGTTGCTGAAATATCTTTTGTCTGATTGGATGGACGCAGAAGTTTTATATCCTCCATATATTAAAGTAACAGGACAGGGTAATAA